TGTATACTTTCCTACTGTTTCAGCAGTCTTACCAAAGAATGTTATTGGTAAGAAAGTTGTATCATCTTTGCTATTGTTTATTGCTACATTGACAGTTGTTACTGCTTTATTGTCTTTTGTATATCTTGTTTCAGGATCTTTAATTAAACGTCCTGTAATTACATAATAATTCATATTTATTCTCCTTTGTATAATATATATTTTTTATTTTTATAATATATTCCAGTTTTTCCATTTATTTTTATTTTTATAGGTTTATTTTTCCAACATTCTATCATTTCATTTATTTTGTTTTGCCCTATAAATATTATACTTCCATTTTCATCTTGCAATGCTTCAAGTCCGTTTGTTTGCAAATATTTGATATTTTTGAGTGTCTTTTTTGCTATTCTTTTTATTTTATTTATTTTTTTCACTCTCTATTCTCCTTTATACTTTTTATAATATTCTAAATTTATAATCAATCTTTTGAATAATTCTCTTAATCTTTTTAATCTACATATTCAAAGTGTAATCCTTTTGCAGTTTCTCTTGACCCTCTGCAAACTTTACTTATCATATCACCATCAGCAAATCCATAATATCTTCCTGCTTTTGCTGGACTGCTAAATATTTTATTTGTTTCTACACATCTTACTTTTTTTACTATTCTTTTATTATAAATTTCTATTTCATCATCTAATTGAATATTTGTATCTCTTATTAAAAAATCACTAAAGTCATTTATATTCCTATACATAAAACATAAAGGACAATCTCCATTTTCTATTAATTCATATATTTCATCTTCAACTTTTATCATTTTTGGTTTATTTATTATTATTTCTTTTAATGATAATTTCATATTACTTACCTACTTTCTTTTTTAATATTTCTATTGCATCTTTCATTTGTTCTAATGTCATTTCTTTTGAACTTTTTACTCCATAGTAATCATAGAATTTATCTCTATCAGTTTCAGTTTCTTCCATTAATACGCTTAAATAAGACATTGCTTTTAATATTTCCCCTTGTTCTTCTTCACTAGGTATTTTCTTTCCTAATGCTAATTCTATACACTTGATTATGTATTCGTCTTTTGTGTTCCCTAATAACCAATCTATATAATCAGGTTTTTCTTCATTAATTTCTTTTAATGTTTTACCTTTGTATTTTCCAAATGTTAATTTATAATTGTCTGCATCTTCTTGCGTTACTTCTATTGGTTGACTTAAACTTTGTGCGTCATCGTCATCAGTTGCTAAACCAAATGCCATAAGCAAACTATATCTTCTAGCATAAGTTAATGCACTTCCTTGTTCTTGTGCTGGATTTTTAATACCAGATAAAGTTGCTTGTACCACTCTACAACCTTGTATCCATTCTTCTTCCCATTTTCCATCAAAACATATCCTTGTAAAAATATAGTCATCTCCATCTAATCTTTCTATTTTTTGTATATATCTTATGTTGTTTTCTTCTAAATATTTATGTATCTCGCTTAAATCAGTATATTTGTAACCATAACCATCACTATTTTTATTTAATATTGTTTTCATATATTCCTCCTACTTATTTTTCTTTCTTCTTTTTTCTCTTATACTTTCTTTTAAATCTTCGATTGTATCTTTTAAATCAGTATCCTTTCCTAACCAATATCCAAATAGGATAGATGTTGCTACTACTAATAAAATCAAAATTATAAACATTGTTAATACCATATTATTCTCCTTCAATCATTTTTAAATTATCTATTAAGAATACCCTTTCTTCATTTCCTATTTGTAAGTTTTCTATTTCTTTGTCTTTCAACTCATTATATTCCCCTATAAATTCTTTTTTGTTCCAAGTTTGATCCTCTGCCATACATATATTTCTAAAACCTATATGCCTTGTTATATATGCTGTATATGGTTTTAAACTTTCTAATGCTTCGTCTTGTCTATAAATTCCATATCTATGAATTGCCTTTAATACTTCTTCCCATTCATCTTCTGCTTTTGGTATATCTTTTGTTTGTAATAATGCCATTTCTTCTTTTATTTCTGCTATACTTGGCATATATTTATTTTTAGAAACTATATTCTTTATAGCAACTTTAAGTAATTCATAATCTTCATTTACAAAAAACTTATACCAAACTTCTACTTGTTCTTGATTAAATTCTTTATCGTAAGCAGTACTTAAAAACTTCATTGCTTTTATAAATTCTTCTCTTGTCATTTTAACACTCCTTTAGAAATCACTGATATCTATATCTAAGTCTTTTGTAGTTATTTCTTTTGGTGTTTGATTAAGATAACTTTCAAACTTTGTTCCAAATAATGTATCTGGTCTTAAATATTGATTCATCTTTTTATCTTTTAACCATTCACTACATTTATTATCAATAACTATTTTAAAATCTTCTAATTCAAATCCCTCATTGATTCTTGCTTTTATTTCTCTTAATGTTTTAGGTGTAGTTGTTTTATAATGTTTTCCTGTTTTAAAATTAAGATACTCTATAATGTCTTTGTAAGGTACATCGTCTTGCTTTGCAGGACTATATATATCTTTATCTTCTTCTTTATATTTATATTTATTTTTATCTTTATCTTTATTGTCGTTACATTTTGTTACATTAGTGTTACATTGTAACGCTTTTTGTTCTTCTTGTCTTATTCTATATTGTCTTACTCGTTCAGCACTTTCACTTTCTTTACCTGTTATTTTTGGTACTTCTGTCATAAATATAGTTCCATCATCAAATATTTGCATCATACCTAATTCACAAAATATTTTTATTGCACTTTTAACAATATCAACATTTGTTTCTGTTATTGAAGATAACATTTCTGCATTATATGGTACTAAACTTGTAAACCTTAGATGTCCTACTGTTTCAACGCTTTCTAGCATTAATGATAAATAAAATATTATATAATCTTTACCATTAGGCATATTTCTTATAACTTTCATTTGAGGACTTTTTAAAAAGTTTTTATCTAGCTTTAACCAGTATTTTTTTCTTGTGTCTGCCATTTTATCTCTCCTTCACAAAGTAATCTTCAATTTCAGCATCTTTATTCATATATTTAGTGATAGAAAACGCTACTACTTTTCTACATAATACTTTTCCTGTAAGTATATTAGATAAAGTAGGTTGTGCTAATCCGATGATCTCTCCTGCTTTAACTTGTCCATCTCTTAATTTTGGATTTATTTCTTTTTTAAATCTATACATTTTTTTACCTCCTTCCCTTATATATATCATTTTACATTATTATATTTATATTGTCAAGAAATGTTTGTATTTTTTATCCAATATTTTTTGTATTGCACTTTTTCTCCATAACGATTAGTGGTTTGTACCCATTCATCGTCTATATCCATTACAAGACGAATTTGTCTGATATATTCTGATAATCTAGTACAACCTAATTCCGTAAATGCTTCATATGTTGTTATATAACCAAAATCCCTCATATAATTTAAAACTCTTTCTTTCATTTTAACTTACCTCTCATTCTATCTTTAAATTCTTCTTTTTTATTCACATATACATATTCACCACACCACTTACAAATCTTCTTGCTTTTATGTTCAAATGGATAAATAACTACCGAATGACCACATTTACATTTGTAAGTATTAATTGTTTTTATATGTTCTAATTTTAATTGTTCTTTTATATTATTCGTAATCATATCATATTTGCGTTTTAAGACGTTTTTCTCCTTTCTAGTATATTTATACTATTTTTATATTTTTATTCAATCTCGCCCGTTTAAAATGCGTGTGTGCTTATATTTGACGTTCGTATGGAATTTGTTTGTAATTATCTTCAACATCTTGCTTAAAATCATCGTATTTTTCTTGTAGTCCTTCGTATTCTGTTAATAAATCTTCAAGTGCTACTATTAGATTTTCTCCTTTTATAAAATATCCTTCTGGTTCATAAGTTGTATAAGTTATCTCCATTACCTTATTTAACATTTCTCTTTCTTTTTCTGTTAGTTTAATATACATATTATTACCTCCTTATAAAATTATTGCTATTAAACCTATTGCTATTCCTATTGTTGCTATTTTAATTAATGTTTTGTAATCTTCCACTAGATCCATTTCTTCTTCATCAAAGAAATAATTTACTATTTTTTTCATATCTATCTCCTCCTTACATTATAAGTATATAACATAACATTATAAAAAGTCAACACTTTTTTAAATTTTTTTTAATAAAATAAAAAAAGAGGTGTAAACCCCTTATTTTTTAATTTGAATTGCTTCTATTCCAAGTCCTTCTCCAACACTTCCTAGAGTAATAATTCCGTCTGCTTTTGTCCAAGTAGACCATCCTACTTTTGCTATATGTACTCTATATTGGAAGTTTCCTTTTAATTGCAATGCTTCTAATCTTTTAGATTGTCCTGTTGTTCCTATGATAGTATCTTTTGTAATTTTTCCAAAGTCTTTCCATCCTATACCTTGAATATGTGCTTTGGCATATACTTCTTCTTTTGTATCAATTCTTATTGCTTCTATAGATTTTCCTTTTCCTGTTGTTCCTGCTGTTTCTCCACTATATTTCCAATCTTGCCATCCTATACCAGCAACATGTGCTTGATATTTGATAAAATTATCTATATTTACAAAATTGTATCCGTTAGTATTAATAATATGATACTTATTACTAATAAAACAACAATCTTGAGGTTTCATTGCATTCTTTAAAGAATAAATACCTGCTGAGTTTTTATACCAATCTGCATCTGTTCCTCTAGCAAATTCAAAATGGAAGTGATTTGCAAAGTATCCGTTTTGCCCTTTATAGCGTCCGCCTTCAACATAAATCTTTTCTCCCTGTTTATAATGTTTTCCAACTGCCATTCCATATGCCATTGGAGAATCTTCGTGAACAAACATTGTAGTTGCATAATCAACTAATCCATTTGCAAATTGTACTTTTTCGTCACTTACAAAGAATACTTCATTTTCATATTGTGGGTAGATTCTTTTAACTGTTCCTGAATAAGGTGCTATAGCATAATCTTTTCCACCATCAGAACCACCATCATCTATTGCATATGAACCTTTATGTGTTCCTGTTCCATATCCTTGAGTAATATTCATATATAAACTTGGATACATAAATTTTTCCATATTATTCACTTCCTTTCATTGCTTTTTGTCCTAACAAACCACCTGATAATATTCCTATTATTACTCCTATAATACCTGTTATTTGGGTGCAGTAAGGGATTGTTATTCCCTCTACTGCGTTTATTCCTAATAACAAAGCATTTATTACTGCCAATACATTAGTTGCATATTTAATTATTTTTTTTAATTTCATTTTATATCTCCTCTATTTTTTCATCAGTTTCTTCATATTCATAGTCCATTTCAGGTAAATCTATCGCTTCATCATATATTTCATCTGTTCCTATTTTTCTTATTTTCCATTGTTCATCTGAATAATGTTTTACAAAATCTTTATCATTTATTTTTATGTTTTCCTTAACTACCATTATTACCTCCTAAATGTATATTTGATAATTGTTCCCATTCGCCTGATCCATAAAACCATTGTTGATATTCATTTTCAACTAATGTTTCTTTAAAATATACTTTTGTTGTTGATATATCTTGTGTTGGAAGATTTACAACTATTTCATAATATGGCGTAATATCTATTCCTAAAGTTTGTAGTTCTATAAGATTTTTTTGTATAGATTTATATTGATTGTTTGAACTTAATGAAACCCAGTTTGTTGCTGTTGGATACCATGTTTCATTACCATAATTTGTATAAAGTGTTCCACCAACATTACCATTTGCAAAAGGTGTAGTTGTAAAAGCATTTACATTACCTAATGATGCTCTATTTTTAATGATGAGTGTTTTTATATTACGGCTACCATTAAATGAATTGTTTGCCACATTTGTTATTTCGCCTAAATCAACACCAGTTAAATTATTACACCCCATAAATATTTCTCCAGCTATACTTGTTAATTTACGAAAGTATATAAAACCAGTAACACCTGAATTTCTAAAACATTGATAAGCAATGCTTGTAACATTTGGAAAATTTATATAATTAATTGATGAAATATTGTAAAATACAGCACTTCCTAATTTTGTAATTTCAGAATTTGAAATTGTTCTTAATGTTCCTTCAAGTAAAGCATTTAATGTTTCATTATACGTTACATTTACTGTTGCATTAGCATATTCATAAACATTAATAGCTCCGTTTTCTGTTATATTTATTGTTCCACTTGGTTGTGGTACTTGAACACTAGCATTAGCATATTGTTTTATATTATAATTACCATTTTCAGTTATTTCAATAGTTCCTGTTGGTTCTCCTGTATATCCAGTTGATTTTAATTTGCCCTCTATTACATTATTCGGTCTTAATCTCGCCATAATACTGTTTCCTCTATTATTAACTTACCATTTAGTAAAGTATCTAAAAATTGGTCATTTCTATATTGTTTGAACGAATACTTATATTGTCCTACTTTTGCTCGTAATGCTTCTTGTTCAGTAAATTTCAAACCAAACGAATATTCTTCATTATCAACTGTAAAAATTTTATCCGCTACTGATGGTATATTACAAGCGAACACTATGACATCTCCTATTTGAAAATCTTCACATTCAAAATTTATTGGTATTCCATAATCGTTTTTATAAGTTTCTATTGTTTTTGTATTTTCTATAAATCTCATCTTTTACCTCCTATCCATAATTAAATGTTCCACTACTTGCAAATGTTATTTTTTAAATTCATAATATATAGGTTTAGCACCATTATTAAGTGTTAATCCTACATAAGCATAGTTTGTTTTTAATGTTATGGTATAATATGTTGATGTAATACTTGATATAATTCTATCCGACCAACCATTACTTGCATTATAATTATTGTTATAGCCAAATGCAGTTGCTGATGAGGGTTTTAATTGAGCATTGCCGTCTAAATATAACGTTGTTGCACCCTGTGGAATTGGTAAAACATAAAAAGAATATCCACTTAAATCTGAAATATTACCATTACTTGCAACAATTCTTGTATTATTTCTGTATCTAACAGCATCTGTTTGTAAATCTCCTTTTGGTAATACGCCACTTTGATAAACTAATGTACTTCCTTTGTAGATTTTATTTATTTTTGTATTTCCTTTATATATAGTAGAAATATTTGTATTTCCAATTTTTAATGGCATAACTATTCCTCCTCTATAAAGTAATATGTATTAGCGTCTGGAGTTAAATCATCATATTCAGCTTGTGTTAATGTAACGAAGTTATCTTTATTAGCAATTTTATTTACTGTAATAGTATTTGTTCCGTCGCTTATATTTCCACCTATATAAAAGTCTTTCCACCTTCTTGTGCTACTTCCTAAATTTCTAGTGTTATTTGCAGAAGGTATAATTGCTTCATAAGAGGTAATATTGCTACCTATTACTAACTTTGTTGAATTTGCTTTACTGAATGTTCCGTCACTTGTAAAATTAATTGTACTAGCAACATTTAAAGTGCTTGAAAACGATTTACTTCCTGTTATAGTTTGCGCTGATGTCAAGTCTACTTTTTCGCTTAATGCAGTTGCTAAATTAGTATTATCAGTTGGTTGACCTGCTATATTAGCAAAGTAAACTGTTTTACCTGTATTTACTAACAAAGTCCATACCGTACCATCATAATAGAAGAAATCTCCTACATTTAATGTACCTGTATATTGAGTTGTTGATGCAGTTCCTGTATATGATGAACCATTTGGCATATAATTTGTTGCACCTGTTTTACTTATTACATAATAATCTCCTGTTGTATATGTATAAGGCATTGTAATTGGATCAGTTGTTGGAAGTCCTGTTGTACAATCCCACATCGCCAAATATTTACCTATACTTGCTAGGTTTTGGATACGCTCATTTAATTCTCTACCCATATTAGCACTTAAAGGGTCATCAGTTGCAGTTGATACTACATTATCTACTACATCATTTGTTGTTAAAATATCAGTTGGTATATTTGTTAAGTCAGTATAACTACCTGTTGTTGCAACTGTTGCTAAATCACTTGATTTTGTATAATAAGTTAAATCATTAACATCTTTTGTTATAAAGTTTGCTATATCAGCTGTAGTTGCATAACTTCCTGCTGGTTGTAAACCTAATTGACTAGATGTTTTATTTCCTTGTAAAGTTGTTCCGTTGATAGATGGTTTATTTTCTAAATCATTATAGTTTCCTGTTCCTCCACCACTTTGTATATCAATATTACCTGAACCTAGTAAACTTTGATTATTAATAGTTTTGATGTTTTCTCCACTTATTAATGTATCTTGTTTACTTTCTTGCAACCCAGCAATTGCATTTGTATTAGTTTGTATATCTTCAGTATTTTGTTCTATTGCATCTTCTATTTGTTGTTTATCTGTTGGTGTTAATGGTTCTACATTTTCAGGCTCTCCTGTATAAGTACCTTTTGTTATGTATTTTTGAATAGGTGTTGTTGATTGTACTAACATTTCGCTATCTATATCAAAACCATATACCCCTATTTCTATAACACCTTCTTCTAAAGTTGCTTCTCCTGGAATTTGTGCTACATTATTTGTAATCAACATATCGTAACAACTATCTCCAACAAAGTATCTTACTTTATTGACTAAACCTCTAAAATCGTCCGATAATTCCACTTCTACTTGATGTACGTTATAATCTCCTACGTTCCATATTTCGTTTTCTAATATGATGCAGGTGTCTTTATTAACTTTTATTTTCATAACATCACTTCCTATCTTCTATCTCATCTATTCTTTTAGAAAGATGTTTTATTTGTTCTTCTACTACAGGCATACGCCTTGCAAAATTATTATGTTCTCTAACTTCCCTTGTTAATTCTTCTAGTTTTGTATCAGTAATCGCTCTGTTTTTAGAGTTTGATGATACGACTCCCATCAATGTTAGTATTCCTGTTATCACTGCTCCACCCAGCGATATGAGTGCTATTACTATTCCTTCTGACATTAACTTATATCCATTTCTGTATAATCAACCCATACCCAATAATATTGACCTTTAAAGTTATTCGAAGCATCAAGACGTAAATCTCCATTTGCTAAAACTACAACTCTTGAAAATTGTTTTTGAGTTACGTTAGAATCAGCATTTCCTGATGGATTAGTTGAAGGAATACCAAATTTTATTCCGTCCGATTGTTCTATAAATCCACCAAAACCTACTATTTTGTCTACTAAAGTTCTTAAAACTGTAGTTATAATACCAGTTCCAGAATTTGGTAAAATATCATAAAACACTTGTCTATATATAGGCTCGTCATCCTCGGTATAACCTACTATTCTTTTATATTGTGTGTAAGTTTTATTTTTTTTTACTTCATTGATAGCGTTTACTATCGAAGTTTTATCAGTGGTTGCAAGATTGGTTAAATCACCAACGTTAGTGTCATTTGTATTAACTACGGATTTGATTTCGTTCATATCAGTATCATTAACTTTATTAACATTGGGAATACTTGAATTTTGATTTAGATAACTTTTGTTATCGTATGTTATTTTTGCCATATTATCCTCCTATCCTCACGTCTTGCGTGATTAAATAATATTTTCCTATTTCAAATGTTCCTGTGATAGTTTGGTATACTGTTAATTCATCATTTGATAGGATTTGTATATTTGATATTGTTTTAGGTACATATACCATAAATGTATAAGTATATACTCCATTTGAATAAGTTATTTGTTCAGGTTGAATACTTTGTATAAGTGGTGTTCCTGTTTCATAATTTATTTGTATTTTTGTCGCTTTTGTATCTTCATAATTATTTGTTCCTGATACACTTGAATTGATACGATTAGAACCTAATTGATTAAATATTGGATTACTTGGATCATTTTTATTAATCATTCTTAAAGTTGTATTAAAATTAATATTTAAGTTTTCATATATGTTTTTAGTAATATCTTCTTCGTTTGTTACTAAAGTATAGTTTGTTTTTCCTATTAAATCTTGAGTTGCTATAGTTATACTATTCAAATTAGTATTAGGTACATTAATAGTTGAAACCGTGGTATTTCCATTAATTGTTTTATTATATAAGTTTCTGGCAAATATCAATTTGTCATTCTCATCATATAATCTACCTTTTGTTGGTACTAACATATATTGATTTTTATAAGGGATTCCGTTAAAGTTTATTGAATTATAGTCAAATGTTAATTTTGTTGTTGTATCTACAGTTGAATATATTGGTACATAAAGATTAATCAAATTATAAGTAGTCTTATAATACAAATCTACATAATCATAGAATCCAGAATACCAAGGTGTATTATCAGTAGTTCCAACTTGATATCTAATATAATTGTTACTACTATCAATAAATCCTACGTATACATCACATGTTGTTCCTGTTCTATATTTTTCAAAAAAGAATGTTCCGTTGTTTATAGAAAACAAACTTATATAAGATAAATATGTTCCTCCTCCATCAGTATAAAATGGAAAGTCATATATTGTGATAAGATTGTTTCCATCTATTTTATATAAAGTTCCTCTATCTTTACCTGCATAGCAAGCATAGATGAATATATTATTTATATCTTTTACAAATGTTTGAGAATATGTTAAACTCGCCAATCCCTCTAACGTAATTGAATTAAGTTCTGTTAATGTTTGATTCTTTAATTCATACTCATAATAAACACTAGGACTTGATGTGTCTGTTCCATAAAATAATAATCTTTCTTCTTCTGTAGATTTATCCAATAAAACATCAAATCTTGCATCCACTTTATGTGGAATAGAATAACTTTCCCAATCATTAGTTGAACCAACATTAATGGTAAACTTTACTATTTTTGTACTTGTAGAACCAGTATAAATCATGTAGTAAGTTGATCCTTCTGGAGATTTAATTATTCTATTTTGTCGATATGGTGTTTGATAGTATGAATAAGGGGATATATAATCATTCCTTAATATGCATCTATAGTTTCCATCTAATAAACCACTCGCAAATATGTTATTTAAAAGCAATACCCTTGTTGTACCAGGATCAGTACCAACTGTATTACTTAATCCATAAATATTATTGTTTTCGTCTTGGTTTAAAGCAGTTATTGGAAATAACTTTGTTCCACTTGCAAATTCAGTAATCATTTGTATTTCGTTAAGTTCATCGTCTACTAAATATATAAATCCATAATAGTTTGAAGAATTATCAAGATAGTATCCATATATTAAATAAGCACCATAAGACTCATTATAAATTTTTCCTAAAATAACAACAGATTGAGCATCCTCATCATTTAAAAGAATAGACTCTATATTTGTTGCTATATTTTCGTTAAGTGTATCTACCTGTTGATTAAATATAGGAACATTGCTTTCAGTTTGTTCGACCATATTTCCAGTCAAGTAATCCAAAACTGCACTTGTATAATCTTGTGTCATATTTACCTCCTATTGTGTAAATGGTGCATTCAATGGTGCGTTCAATACGTTATCTCCTGTTACTGTTATTTCAGTAATTGTAAGATTGTCCCATATAATATTTGCACTATCTTCTATATCTATGTTTCTTATTATGTATTCTCCAGCAGATATGTTTCCATTTGTTTTATTTCGTTGATTGTCGAACCAGTTTACTGCTTTTTCTGCATTGAAACTCGAACTCATTTCATATATATAAAATACTTCGTATGTATTATCTCCAGTTGCATATATTTGAGTAGTTTTGCTTTTTACTAAATAATCTTGGTCTAATTCAGGAATTGGTGCGTCAAAGTGCACTACCGTTCCAACTGTTGTTTGATAATCTAAATATGATTTAACTTTTAATATAATTTCGGGTTTTCCTTTATATTTGATGTAAGTTTGAGCAATATTTAACAATTCCTCACTAGATAATACATCGTTTCTATCTTCATACCTTTCAACAACTCCATATCGACCTGTATTAGCGTTTATACGGCTTATTTCATCTGCATCTGATACAACTTGTCTACCTTGTATTAAAGGCGTGTATATGATTTCTATTTGCGTTCCAGCAGCATATATATCATTGTTATCATTACTTGAAAATCTTGCCTCACCTGGTTTATAAAAGAAATCTACATCTAATCCTAGTTCTTTATCTTCTTCTGTTCCAAATGTTGCTTGTACTCCATTTACTGTTATTGATTTTATGACTCCTATTGGTGTACTGGTTGTAAACTCCCTTGAATAACCAGTAGACATCATATCTTCTGTATAATCTATTGATGCAAATACTTGACTTGATAATATCTCTTGTCTATTTCTATAATCGTTTGTAGAATAACTGAATGTTATGTCTTGTATTCCGTAATCTTCAAAAAATTCTTTAGTATACTCTATTGTTGGTCCTGTATGTAGATATTCAATATCAGCAACATTTATTTCTATTGTGTTTTCGTCTACCATAGTTGTATACCATTTAGCACCACTTATATCTGCCAAATACTGAAGTACATCATACGCACTCTTATTTTGCGTATTATATGCACCAATGATATCCTGGTCATTATTTATGTTGACTTCTCCTAATACAAAACCATAATCTTTAACAGCATCTACTACCATTTCTATTGCTTCATATATCGTTTTATTATCTATTACAAAATCAAGTAATATACCTTCACTTAAGAATGTTTTATAATCAAGTATTTCTAAAGAGCAGTATTTAGGATCGCGTGGATTTAAACTTATATTTCCTGTATTCTTAACTACTCCACAAAATATCAAAAAGTCATTATTGTAAATTCTACATTGTGAGTAATCTTTAGGATAGTAGAAATTATTTACATAATCTTTTGTTTCTTCCCAACTCTTTGGATAACAATTATTTAGTATAGTGGAAGAAGTAGATAACATTTCTTCTTTTATTTCTAATAGATTTTTGCAAACTACTTCTTCATTGTCTATATACATCTTCAACATATCTAAACACCTGCCCCATAGTTATAATCGTTAGGACTACCACCACTATACGTTTTTATTGTTTTTACCATTTGTCCTAATGGATCTTGTTCTACATTTACATTATTGTAAACTTGTACGTTAGGACTAAATGAGTTTTGCATTGAACCTGTTAATTGTGGACTTAAACCAAATGTACTGGCTATTTGTTTATCTACATCTTTACTCATATCTTGTAGTGCTTCATTAAATCCTAATACAGAGAATTTACCAATCATTGCAAACTCCGTTGATGGAGAATGAATACCTAATACTGACTTTAATCCTTTTAGTATAGATTTACCCATTGAAGCAACTTTATTTATTACCCAATCTTTTAATCCTGCCATACCATTCCATAAACCTTGTATCATTTGACGCCCTATATTTCCTACGCTACTTAATCCTGATTTCAAAGCATTTAAGCATTTTTTTGCTATTCCAGGTATATGACTTAATAATGTTGGAATTGCTTTTATAATTCCTTCTGTAAGACCTATAAGTAATTGCCATCCAGCTTTTATAAACAAAGGTAACTCATCCATTAATACTGGTATTATTTCCATAATTGCATCTACTATTATTGGAACAAGTGTAGGTGCTTCATTTGCTAAGTAATTTACAATATAAATGATTGCTTCTAACAACACTTGTATCAATTCTGGTAAAATTTCCAAAATTCCTTTAACTAACGCTGTAATTCCATCTAATAATGGTGGAATAAGTATTTTTATTAGTTTTGGAAGTTCAGCAACTATAGCATTTATTAATTTTATTAATCCATCTATTATTTTTGGTGCTAAATCAACTATTGCTGGAATAAGATTATCTGCAAAAGTAACAACGCTATCTATAACTTCTTCTATTCCACCAGCACCACTTAGAAAGTTAGTAAAAGCCGATTGCATTGATTTGAAACTACCTTGTATTGTTGAACTTGCTTCTTTTGCTGTTGTTCCTAATAATACTTGAGCATCTTTGGTTGTTAATGTTCCTGCATTCATTTTACTTAGAGCTTCTTCATATGATATTCCCATGTCATCTGCTACCTTAGTTAATTCCTGCTCTGTTAATGACATGTCTTTTAATTTCTGCTGTAGCTGTTCTGTACTATATCCACTAATGCTCATTTCCTTTTGGATGACATGAATTGCCTGGTATACATCATTTAGATTACTTATGTCATATTTGATACCAGATATTTTTTCTGCATCTGCAAGTAGTCTCAACATTTCAGTACGAGTACCACCATAACCTAATTTCAAGTTATCTAACATCATATAGTTTTGTTTAGCAAATCCTTGATAAGCATTTTGGATCATTTCCATTGATGTACCCATCTTATTTGCGTTGTCTGCCATATCAATTATCGCCATATCAGCAGTTTCAGCAGCTTTAACTGTATCGCCACCTACTGCTTGTAATAAACTAGCACTAAATGATGTAACTTGTTCCATATAGCTATTAGCATCTACACCAGCAGTTTCATATGCTCGTTTTGCATTTGCTATAACTGTATCAGCACTATCTTTAAATAAAGTTTCTACACCACCTATAGATTGCTCTAATTTGGCGTATTCTTGTACACCCTTAGCAACCATCCCTACCATAGCAGCACTTGCTACAGCAGTTCCTTTTACAAACGCTTTTCCTATACCTTTAGCAACGGAACCAAGTTTAGATGAAGTATTATTTTTTACATGATCGGTTGCTTTATCTATATTTGAAGTATCGCCTTTAAACTTTATCAAAACTTCTGCGTTATTCATATTTCCTCCTTTCTACAAAAAAAGTGAGGTTTTACCTACCCCACCTTAAAGGATTTAACTAGATGCAACTTCAGTTCCCTTTCCAATTAGTTGCATTTCGAATGAAAACTCTGCTTCATCTTCAGCAGCTCCACCTAAATCACTAATGTTAAGTGATACTTGTGCTTGGTAAGTTGTATATTCAAGTACTCCACCAGTTTGACCTGATAACAAATCAAATTGGATTTGTACTCCTGAGAATTGAGCAACTTCGCCATCTGCAATCAAAGTATGTACTTTATCCAAAAGTGCTATATCTCCAATATTATTAACATCTAGTTTTAATGTTCCTGTTAAAGTAACACTAGCACCTGTAATAACTTTTCTTTGTAAAGCATCACAGAATACATAGAAATCTTTTTCTTCAAGTTCAGTATCAACACCAATTTCACTTGTAGTACAGATTGGAGTGTATGAAGGATCTTCAGTAGTTCCTGTATTTATTGCTAGGTTCTTAACTAACTCACGGTTGTTAATATACCATTCCATAATTTATCTCCCTTCTATGCAATTCTATTAACAATACATTGAAGTGTAGATGTATATGCTACACGTCTTATATCTTCATACGCTATTGTTCTAGGATTGCTAAATTGTTTTACTATTATTTGCCATTTCTGGTCTTTCCATTCAAAATATATATTTTGTCCTATTAGATTTCCTATTTCAACGCTTGTTTCCTTAGCATTTTGTATATTATCTCCATAGATATTAACATCATAATAGTTGAATAAAGGATTAGTTTCCCATAAAACTATTTTTTGCCCTGATGTTTCAGTAACAACTATAACTTTTACATCATTATCATTAGTTGAATATTCAGGTTTTATTTTATAGTCGCTAATAATACTACGTAGATAATCTATTACTACTAGATTCTTATTCTTTATATCTTGCTCACTCATATTAAATCTCCTTTAATGCTGTTGAAACTGCTTGAGAAACAATCTTTTCAGCATTATTTTTGAATTGCGTATAATACCATTGTGGTTTTGTTGATTTATTAGTCCAATTGACATCTTTCATACGCCAAACATACGTGGCATAGTCAACTCCACCTGTTAGTCCATAATTCTTGTTAGAACCTACAATAGGTGCTGCTATTTCCTGTCTTTCCAAGTCCCCTGTCAATCGAGGGAAAGCACTTGTTCCTTTTGTATATTCTCTTGTATAAACTGCTGTATCATATACAACTCTATCTTCAAATGCGTTTATTTGTTTCTTGGGTATATCTTTAACCCATTTGATTTCAACATTCATTTTACAGCAATTATAATATTTGCAAGTTTATTCCAAATCCACTCATCTCTGACATCAATTATTGAGAAAGTTCTACCTTCAAATTTTATTTGGTCCCCTTCTCTAACTGGTGTCTTTGATTTAACTATGAAATATCCTTTAGCTTCTGGTACTGTATAAGTTCCAAATCTAACTGACATATCTGCATTGTATGGGCATAATTTTATTTTTACTTCACGCTTATCTTGGTCATCATAATACTCACTTGTACCACGATTATTTTGCACCAAGATAGCCTTAAATCCATTTACGTTAAACATTAGTTATCGAACGGTAAACTTAAGCCCATATTGTGATTTAATGGATTTCCTCGATATAACAACCCAGCATTGCCAAGTATTCTTAAAGCATCTTTTGAAATATCACTTATTAGGTCGCTAACCATAGCACCTGCTTGAATAGCTCCCCTATTATCTAAACTAGGAATATCATATTCTTCTATAAAGCGTAACTGCTCCATTGCAGCGTTTTTTACAGCCTGAGGGCAAGATGTATCGTCCCAGTTAGGATTTCTATATCTCAACCCTATTTGGCTATAAATCATTTCGCACGCTTTTTCTATTTTCCATTGTTCATCAATGGACATATTATATTTGTTATTAAATTCATCTATTGTAAAGAAAGTCATATAAAGACCTCCTTTCTATTTATGCTGATACTTCTTCAACTAATTTAATAATTGCATTTGGTTCAACAACTTTAGCACCAAACATAATGTTTCCTTCCATTACGTAGTATCCTGGGAATCCTGGATAGTTGTTGTTGTATTCTACAAATGAATCAAAGAATGAATCTCCAACTACTGCTAGTGGGTTATAGAAATATCCTTTAACATCTCCTAACATAGTGTCATTGATTGGGAATATTTGAATACCATAAGCTTCATCAACTACACCCATGTCTACACCTTTAACTCCTACTTCTGTTTCGAATTTAAGAATTGAAGTTAATGCAGCACATAATTTAGCATGTTCAGTTGCAGCAATTCCTAATCTATAATCACTGTATACATTGTTATTGAATAGAGTTGCTTTTAATCCATTAAGAATTTCAATGTAATCAGCTTGAGTTGCTGGGTCCCATTCAGCCTCTTCAGTAACTCCTGATGCTAATTTTCCAAATCCATAAGTATCAATTTGAGTTGCTACTGCTTGGTCTTTTTTATCCATAGCATCTTCTAATGTGTTAATGAAGTTAGTTCCTGATACTAATACTGGAATACGAATTGAGTAATCCATTGGTAGTTCAGTTAAATCAACTTTTTGACTAGAATATCCTAATAGTCCAGGTGTCAATGCGTTTGTGATTTCTTTTGTTTCACGAACATTAACAGTTGCATCTCCTGATTTTAAAATTTCGATCATTGGAGTTCCTGCTGTTCTTAATTCTCCAATGTAGTTAGGGTTTAAGAATTTGTAGAATGTTGAACGATATAGTAATGATTCATAAATACGTTTAGCAACACTCTGTAAGTCTAATTCATAAACACTTGTTTGTGTATAATTTGCCATATTTAACTCCTCCTAATTAAGTCCCTAAGACTTGTTTTTCTTGTTATTTTGATTTCTTCTTTTGGTTTTGTAGTAGAATTAAAATTAGTTTCGTTTGGTATCTCGACCTTCTTTTCTTCTGTTTCAGGGAAATATGTTGCTTTATACTTTTCTTTAATCATTGCAACTGCTTTAGCATCATCTTCTTCATCTTTAAATAATGAATTTCTTAATGCTGATATTTCCTCCAGATTTTCTTTTTTAAATCCTTGAGAAACCATCTCTACTTGTAACTTTAATCCTCTAGTATTATTAGTTAGTTCTGTGTTTCTAGTTTCGATGTCATTGTAAGACTTCTCCAATTTATTATATTTTTCTTCAAGTTCTGTGTAAGTTGCAGTGTTTTCTTTTATTGCTTCGTTTCTTGCTTTTTCCACCTCATCACTTGAAACAAATCCCTTTCTAATATCTTTTTCCAACTTTTCGATGTTAATATCATCGTTGGATAGTTGGATATCCTTGTTAGTTAGATATTTACTAATATCCATACAATTCCTCCTATTTGTCGACATATTTAGAAGTGCATAGAGCTTTTGTAAGCTCCTTGGGATAGACGTAAGAGAAAAGTTTTTTTTTATTTAAAATCTACCCCAAGCAACCTACAAAGTTGCTTATCTTTTTATTGCTACTACTTGTTTCTTTAAAGAATCAGTAGGTAATTGTTCTTTTAATGTTCTAATTTCTTTATTTATCTTGTTTCGTTGCTGATTTAACTTATCATAAGTTGACATTAATCCCTCTTTTTGAGCAATTTCCATATCTGTTTTTATTCTTTCTTTTTTCAATGTTAATCCATTCATCTTTTGTCTTATTGCTGCTATTTCTTCTTTTTGTTGATACGTAAGATCACTTCTAGGAATAGATGATTTTTCATCCCATATTGTTATTTCACATTTACAGTTAGGATGTAATATATCACCTTCTGCTTCATCAGAAACTCCAGCAATATCTATAATGTCATCTCTTGTTAACAATTTTTCTTGGTGTGCTATACAATGAATACAACTAAATGGATGATACATAATAAAGAAATATCTACCACCAACTTCATCAGCAACTTTCATTGTTTCGTTCCAACCTTCTCTTGTTAAATTGGTGTTATAAACCATTGCATTATATACAGCTGGTGATACTTTTCTTACTACATTATTCAAAGTATGTTCAGCACCTTTTTTATAGTAAAGTTTTGTATCATTTGTATATTTTGCTAATTTCATATTTATATATTGTTTCTTAGTTTCTTCTTTATTATTTTCATCTAAATTAATTATGTATTTTATAGACCTTTGATATTCTTTCGATTTTATTCTTTCAAATGCCTTTTCAACACCAATTATTATTGCCATAGGTACTAAACCAAAAATATCTCCACTATCTTCAACAAGTGTTTCTTCAGTAACACCTATTTTTTCTCTTACTATTTCACGATATTTTTCTATTTCATCATTCATAAAACTATGATCTACGTTTCCCCATATTTTTCTTAATCTTTTTTCAAAATATTCAGGACTACGTTCTTCATCTAAACATCTGAAAAATAGTTTTTCTGTTTCATTTTGCATTTGTTCGTAATTAACTCTTACTTTAAATACACTTTCAGCAATATAATTAGAACTCTTCATATCCTATCTTTATATCTTCTCTTTCTTTGTTATATTCTTCTGTCATAACATCTGAATCTATATCCTCATCAATTAACTTATTGATAATAGGTGTTAATACTTTTGCTCTAGTACTGTAAGGTATAGACATTACTGATTGTATTTGTCTTAATGTACTTATCTTCTTGTTATCGTCTAGTTTTTCGTTATCTCCATAATCCCATACTAAATCACTTGGTATTCTACTTTCATCTTGTATATTAAGTAATTCTTGTAACTTAATTATGTTTTCTATTAAATGATTAACCTGTGGCTCTACTTGTTTCTTTATTGCCTCTATTGTCATTTCAGTTAAGTTCATTGATAAATCTACACTTGCTACATTTTGATAATTGTCTTTTTCATATCCAAATGTTGCTGGGCTTAAATTAGCCATTTGTATTACTTGATAATCACAGAACTTAAATGTATCTATATAATCATTTACTCTTAGGTTTCCTTGCAAGTATTCGAATACTGCGTGTTCTTTATCTCCAGGTAATAATGTAAAGAAATCTTGCATACCATTTACTGATATTGTCTTGACATCATACATATTTGCCTGTGGTTGCCATTGATTGTATATATCACCACTTTGATAGTGTTGCGTAGTTGCTATTCTTGTTTGTGTCTTTTGCACTTCAGAACATAGTGTGTTATATACTTCCATTTCTTCATTTAAGAACTTAGTGCTATCCTTAAAAAAATCTTGACCTGCATCGATATTGATTAATACTTCATAAGGCAACTCATATATTCTTTGATATTCAGTGTTATTGATTTCATTAAACGCTGCCAATGACATTTCTTGCCACTCGCCACGATTCTTTTCTCTTCTATATGCAGTAAATACTATTTCAGTATTTCCATTCTCCATTTCAATATGGCGTTTCAATGCGTAATCAAAGTCTTCTGTTCCTTCAAAGTCTTGTATCAAATCACAGCTATATACTTTGTCATATTTTTGTACCAAGTTATGTACATCACATTTTTTGATACATTCTAGATATATTTTGTTTTCAAATTTATGAATATAGATAAAACTTTCTGTTTCATAAACTGCTAATTCCAACGCTTCTCCTAATGTTGGCATCAACCAATTAATATCTAATCCTTCAGTTTGTGTTAATAGATCACTTCCAAATAATTGATTTCTTATGTAAGTACCTATCTTTTTAGCAGATGGTGCTAATACATATTTTTCTTCATCAACTATATTTGGCTTTCCATTTGTTATTCCAGGATTAGTTACTTTAACATTGATTTTAATATAAGGAGTTTGTAATGGATTAAAGTGTCTTAATTTACCTAGCATATTATTCCTCCTATACTTCTATTCCTGTTTCTAATGTTGTTCCCCAATATGTTTTTCTATTCTTTTCATCGTTTTTAAGTAGTCTAACCGGTCTTACTACTACACCAGCTCTATTGCTACCAAATAATTTTTTCTTGAAATACACCATAACAGCGTAACTGTTTTCTGCTGGTGCTTCTTGTTCATCTATCTTTACCTTTTTGATTAATACACCATTGTAGTAAAGATATAAGTCCCATTTTTTCATTATTCCTCCAACAAAAAAACATAAGGCTTTCCTACCTTATGCTTCCGACTGCACCTTTTTTAGGTCAGTCACACTGCACTTCTCAAATAATACATTACCATAGATATAGTGTAATCGGCGTGCAATATTTACTTTTTTCTATTCTCTTTAAATACATAATGGTCTTTATAAATGTGATATACTTCGCTTTCTTTACAAGCCCTGCATGGAACTACTATTTCAAGTGGCTTTTCAAATGCTATTCCGTACTTATCTAACGCACTTATTATCTCATCGTAATTTGTCTCACATAAAAACCTTTTACTCTTTTTACATTTTATCTTCATTAGACTACAGGACTCCTTCCAGTTAGTTTAAATTCCATTATGATATAACGTGTTCCATCTACATAGTGATCGAACTCTTTTACGTAGGCATTTATTCCTTCACGTTCACTTCTTAACTTGTCATAGTGATAACTTTCCAATTCTTCTAATCCTATATCGTGACCACCATATACTGCATTATCATTAACAAAATATCTTATATGTGGCATTTCAATTACTTGTAAGAAGTCTTTATAGAATAAACTTTGCATATATTGTACGCTTTCATCTACACTTATTTTGTTCTTTTTGGCAAGTTCGTGTCTTATACCATCTACAGTTAATCTATTATCAAAATGTGCTGCTTCGCTATCTATTACTAATGTGTTTACTGGTATATGTGGGTACTTATCGTGCAAGTGATTAATAAACGCTTTTAATTGATTTGAATAATATTCAGTTGTCGGTGTATCTCCTTCAACTTTTGGATCATGGTAATACTTATCTATCAGCACCAAATTCCACAATCTTGTTTCTTGGTTTTGTGCTAAGGCTACTGCACTAAATGTAGTTGCATTTACGCTACCATAGTCGCAACCAATACCTATTTCCCTTATTACATATTTATCTTTAAACTCTTGTTCTGTCATTTTAGGTATATGATTAAATACTTTACCTTCTGCTATTACCCATTTGTTGAATACTTTTTGTTCCCTTAAACTACCAACTGGGAAACTTTTAACTGCTTCCTTTATTTTCTCTGGTGTATCTAATACTGGATTGTCATACGGATAGAACGTATATTGCAACCAATCCCTACCATCTATATACTCTTTTTTATAAGGATGACTTTGACTACCTTCTACGTTAAAACTATCTATTCTTTTGTAGTAAGGGTGTCCTGCAAACGACATCATACGTCCAGGTATTTCATCAAAACTTTCTCTTAACTGACCTTGCGTATAAATACGTGCTGCTTCATCTACCCAACAGAAGATTAAAGGTTTACCTAATATTCTATTAAATGACAACTTTGTATTAAATCCAAAAAAGTAAAACTTAATTCCAAATATCTCTAGGTATTTATCTTGTTGTCCATATTTTAATGAATAATTCTTATAACCTATTGCATTTAAAATTGATTGCAAGTTTTCTACTATATTTGATTTGACTGTATCAGTTGTCCACCCTATTATAGCTCCATTATATTCACGTGGTATATAATCAGGGTTCTTGCGTTGTTCTTGTTCGTAATTATACAAGTTCTCTGCATACTTTAATAAAGCCAAACATATAACATAAGTCTTACCACTTTGAGTGCTTCCTAACACGCTTATATTAGGTATATCAGGGCTTATTATATCATTCAGTAATTTCAGCTGTTTCTTTGATAAATTCATCTGCATTCTCCTTTTTTAGTGCAGATATTTTCTTTTTATTTCTTGTTATCTTTTGAGTAGTCTTTCCTTGACATTCATTACTTGTTATATCTTTAATGATTAACTCTTTGTTTTCTAGTTCTAGTTTTTCTTTTTCTGTAACTATTCTTCCGTTAGAACCTTTTATCATATAATTTTTTCCTACTTTTATAAATTCCATTATTCATCCTCCTTATATAATTCTTTTTCTAAATTACTATTATCTACTATATTTATATTTAAACTTGGTGTTTCACTTTGTTTTTCTTCTAACTCTCCAAGTAATTGTACTATTACTTTATAATTCTCTGCTTTACCATCAATAGCTCCTTTAATAAGACCTAATGTTGTTAAATCTCTATATGTTTTGCCTTTATTGTTTGTTTCATTTAATAACAACTCTAAAGTTTTTTTCATAGTAGCTTTCTTTCTTCTAACTTCAGCAGAAGCGTAACCACCTTTACTTGTTATTTCTCTAACTTCTTCAGGGCTTCTTGTATTTAATGGTTTTAAGTTTTCTTGTCCATTTGCCACTATATCACCACCTTTATTATTTTTTATATATAAAACTAGCAGTATAACATTTTCTATGTTTTATTTTACTATCTATTTTACTTTTTCCTTTATAATCATCTTTTACTATACTATATCTATACATACACCACTCATCACTTTTTCTTAAAGCATTTATTAAATTTTTTGCACTTGTAATTATACTAAAATCATATCCTAAATTTATATATATTTTAGCCATAACATTTAAAAATTTAGTACCTAATCCTATTCCTTGATAATCAGGTAAAATAACTAATCTACTTACTCTTTTTAACTTTTTATTAGTTGATGGTTGATGTAAAACTGCCATAAATCCTATTATTTTATCTTCATCATATAATCCATAACAAACACAAGCATCTGCTAAATCGCTACTTAAATAATGATATCTCCTAAAAGTTTTCCATTCATTTCGCCCACAACTTTTAATTGTATATTTTTTTTTTGGTCGTGGGCTAATTGAAAAACTTGTTGCATTATATCAGTATCAAATAACCAATCTGGTTGCAACCATTCTATTATATCTTTATGACAACTAATCCCTATAAATTTTTTATTTGTACCTTTTACAGCTTTATTTATAGCCATACAAGCAGTTTTAGCTACCTGCCTATCTACTACTGATGTAAATTCATCAAAAACAATAAAATCTTTTTCTAACAAAGCTCTTGCTAAATCTACTCTCATTTTTTCCCCATTAGATAAAACTTTATATGATTTTAACCAACTAGGCACACTTCCAAACCCAACAGCATAAAACATTTTTTCTATTTCTTTTGTTGATAATTCTTTAGGCATATTATCTAATACACTTTCATTAGTCCATTCAAAACTACTTATAATATTATCATAAAACAATTCTTTTGCTATTGTACTTTTCCCAGTTCCACTACCACCACATATTAAACCAATATTCCATTTATCAGGCATTTCTATATTGCCTTCAAAATGCTCATTTGAATGTTCTAATTTAACATCAAAATCAGCCATTACTTGTGCAACTCTAAATGTTTTATTTATATTATTTTTTTTTATAATGTTGAAAGTTGACATTCATATCCCTCTTTTGTTAATTTTTCATAAGTTTCTCTCATTGTCATTTCATTTATACATTTAATAATAATAACTTCATATTTTTCAAATACATCTTCTGATAAATCTTTTCTTTCAAAATTTTCATTTTCAATATCAAAATCAAATTTTGTCATATCAATATCTAATATATCTTTTAATTCTTCATCTAATAACTCAAAATTCCATTGTGCTTTTTCACTAACTTTATTATCTGCTAATCTGAACGCTTTGATTTGTTCATCAGTTAAATCATCTGCGACAATACAAGGTACTTCTTTCAATCCTAATTCCATACTTGCTTTATATCTTGTATGTCCTGCTACTATTACATCATTCTTATCAATTATAATCGGAACTTTGAATCCAAATTCTTTTATACTATTTGCCACATATTCTACTGCATCATCATTAAATCTTGGGTTATTTTCATAAGGTTTTAAATCATCAATACTTTTACTTATTATTTCCATTATTTCCTCCTTAAATTACAACAGTCCTCTTGATTAGGATTGTAGTTATATTTCCAATATTCGTATGCTTTATCTTCATCTTCACATACACTTATTTCTGGTATTTTTATTTTACTAATTATTCTTTGCTTTTCTTCTAATGGTAGATGTTCATACCCACTTTGTTTTATTTTAAATTTTGAATAATCTACTTTAAACCATTTTTTGATCCAATGATTTGCTCTTAAAAACTCAACTTGTGCTTTCTTAATTCCTAAACTATTCAACTTATCAAAATCTATATATTCTTCAATAAGTGGACTTAATCTAATAGCAACATCAAAATCTGCTTCTTGTAGTTTTTTGATTGCTTCTATTCTTTTACTTGGTAGACTTGCTTTTTCATAATCTAATTTCTTATATAAGTCATCATCTAAACATGTAGTTGTTACTTGAAAATGTGCCAAGTCTTTGTCATAGATCTTCATATATTCATCATTTGCTACCAAATGGCTTTTTGTAACAATAAGATATTCTATTTTATATCTATTTAAAAGCTTTATTGTTTGATATGTTGCCCTGTATTTTAATTCTAGAGGTTGAAAACAATCTGTCATACCACCAAGTCTTACTATTTTCACTCCACTTTTTTTTGCTTTTATAATAGCAGTCCTTATTTGCTTCATATTACCAACAACAGGCTTCTCACTATTCCATAGTCCTCTAAAATCTAAAAGGCTTTTTGCATAACAATACTTGCAATCATGCTGACAACCACAACCGTATGTATCAAGTCTTGTTGTATACATACATTTTTGTTTTTCATTACCTTCTACTTCTTTATAAAACAAACTAAATGATTTCATTATTTTCCTTTCTTTTTCTTGTTAGCGTATTTAGGTAGTTTCTTTTTACCTGTAGCTGCTTCCCATTCTGCAACTGCTTTCTTACCACCTAATGCTTTTGTTCCTGCTTTAGTATATGCCCATCTTCTTTGAGCTTGACTCTTAAATGGCATATTATCATCTCCTATTCAATTCTTCTATATCTTCTGGCTGATCTATATCTATTGTTCCATCGTCTATACATACATAATCTTCTGTTATTTGTTGTACATTTATATCTAGTCCATGTAAATATCGGTATAATTCCCATACTATTGGTTGTCTTTTTACTTTTCCTTTGTCATATAACTTTTTAACATCGTCTATTGCTCTGAAGAATGCCTTGTGATTATTTACTATATATGCAAATGGTTCTCCCCAATTTTCGTGCCATTTGTTCTTGGCTATTCCTGTGCCGAATAATACATCTCTTTTTGTTTTGTAGTTTACTATAGTCTTTATTGCTTTATCAGAAAAATATACATCTCCCCATATATAAACTACTGGCTCTTTTACTGGATAAAACGCATCTAACCAATAATCATTATCATTTGTTTCGTATTTCCAGTTGTTTTTCTCGTTTATTAATCTCGGTACGTTGCAAGTGTCGAACATAGGATTATTACTTGATATGTATATATCAGTAACACCATTTTCTTTTAATAGTCTTATTGTTCTGTCTACTACTCGTTCGCCTTTAATTACTGCTAGATGTTTTGGTGTTTCAAATTGAATATATTCTCCACCACACATAATTATATATTTAGCCATTGCATATACTTCCTTTCCTACCATATGTATATATGTATATTTGTTCTTTTATTGATACACATTTAACTGGGTTTATTTGTTGATTGAATACCCAATCTTCTGCTTTAACTAATCGTTCATCAAATCTTGCTTTCCCTATTGTTTCTTTCTTATATACCCTACACCATACAGCACAGTTCCATCTTGGAGGGCGTTGCCTCATTATTATATTATGTTTTGTACTTTTCCAACTTAAATAGATAATATCAGGTTGTTTTCTTATCTTTTTTAGTATCTCTTCTATGTAATTATCTGTTACCATATCATCACTATCTATAAACGCTATGTAATCTCCTGTTGCCCAGTCTAATCCTATGTTTCTTGGTACACTTGCTGTTCCACTATTTTTCTTTTGATGTATTACTGTTGCTTTTAACTTATCTAACTCTTTTTCATTACATCCATCATCTATTATTATCCACTCTATATCTTCAGTTAATTGTGGTTGTAACACTTCTGCTAATTTTAGAGTGTATTCTAATGTGTTGTAATATGGAGTTATTATACTTAAACGCATTCTACCAAATCCTTACATTCTAATTCACTTGCTCTAATATTTGTTATCTCTGCTATATCTCCACGTGTTTTATGTACACCTTCTTGTATTAGGTATATGTTTTTCTTTAATCTGACTTTTCTTTTTTCTTCTGGATCATAATTTGAATTGTTATCTAAATACTTATTCCACTCACTTTTTGGTGGCTTATAAGTAAATTTCATATCTTTTTTTATTAAATCAACATCAACATTTGTCATATCCATACTACATATAACAGCATTTTTACCATGTTCTACGCCTAATTCTTTAAATACAGGTAAATCAGTACATATTACTTTTGTACCTACCATAAGGCTTTCTACTACGCTATAACAGAACGATTCACAATCACTTAATTGTACTAACGCATCTGCTTTTGCTATATCTTCAATAATGTCCATTTTTGGCTCTTTATATACTACGTTTCTACCTATTCCTTCTCGGTGTCTATTTGTATATACTAACCACTCATATTCTATTCCTGATTTATCTAATATCTTGGCAAGTTTTTGCATTCTTTTAAGTCCTTTTTCTTTTGTTAATCTTGTTGCACTTATTAAATGTAACTTACCATCGTTATATTTTTCTACTTTAGGTACATCTATTGCTACTGGATTATATAACAACTCATAATCAACACCTGTTAGTTCTTTAAAACTTTCTCCTGCTAATTTAGATACTGCTATGTATTTATTAAACTTAGGGTTCATTATTGGTCTAAAACTAACTGCTTTATAATCACAGTGTATTATATGTGCATACATTTTAGCTTCTACGTTGTCTAATATATCAGGATTATAACAACAGAAAAAATTATCACATTTAATAATCTCATTTTCTTTGTATTTCCTTACTTCTACATTTTTAGCTAATCTCTTTATTTGGTCAGGATGTCCTTCTTTGTAGTAAATTATCATATTTTTGTATTTTTTAGATAAATACCAAAACCAACTTTCACATCCTCCTATATAACTTATCGTTTTAAAATAAAATACATTTCTTATTTCCATTTATCGCTTAACCCCACTAAATAAACTAAAATAACCAACGTTGCACATATCATTCCTACGATATATACTAATCCTTCCATTATTGTCATATATTCCTCCAAATCTCCACTTCTACATAATCTTTGTCATCACTTATATACTCATGCGTTATCTTTTGTATATACTTTACATTGTCATCTGGAATACGCTTACTTTTTACCATTCCATCTATTATATTTTTAGGAAATCTTCCATCTAAGTCTGCTATCTTGCTCTTCATGTGCCATTTGAAAGTTAAGTTTATAGGAAACTCTGTTATTGGTGGTATTTTACTAAATGCCAACGCACTTAACATTGTTTCCTGTTGTTTTAACTTATTCGCTACATAATAATTAGTTCTGCATTTATTTATGTAATTATTCAAACTTTCGAATTTGTGATTTATTATTATCTTCATTTTTTATCCTTCTTATTGCTTAATTTTAATGTTTTTATATCTTTGTCATAGTGATCCTCGTCCAATAATTGATTTAAGTTTATCATTAACTCTAGCTTATCTACACTGTCTATATCACAATTTTGTAACGATTTTAATATAGATAGTCTTGCTTCAGTTAAACTTTTTTTATCCATTACAATCTCTTTGATAAGTATTTTTCTTTAATTATCGGACTACCTTTTTGATTTTTCAAATGACCATAATGTGCTTCAAAATATAAAAGACAATCTTTAATGAATTGCAGTTCTTCTTTGTCTATTCTTTCTTTTTCTTTAGAAATCATCATCGCTTTATTTATGCAATTGTATACATCTACATCATATCTTTCTATTGTATGAAGATAATTGTGTGCTGTTGATTGCATTAAAATAGAACCATTTTCATAAGTTACCTGTCCTCCAAGTCTTTTTGGTATAATTAAATGATGATAAGATATATCTCCTTTATCAAATTTATATCCCATGAAGTCATATCCTAATTTGTCTAATTTAAAATCTCTTACTAGCTGTATTTTTATCTGTTTCATAAACACCCCTTATTAGACACTGCTTAACCCTCTACTAGCATTCCAAATATGTGTCTATCCTAGTTCCCACTAATTCTACCCTTTTTGGTTATAAACACCATACTAACGATATACTTAAATGAACAATATTCTTTGGCTTATATGTATAAAGGAGATAAAGCGACATATATCGTTAGTACGCTATCTACAACCGATAGCTCTATTTTAAGAAGTCAAATATTTTTTTATTGATCTCTTTTGCTTTTTCCATTGCTTCTTCTTTGTTAGTATAACTTTTAAATGCTCCTGCTGTATTAGATACATTCCATACTTTTCTTACTGCAACTTCTTTTTCTGTAATTGTATATTTATCTTCATCTTTACCTGTTATTTCATTCTTGGGTACTGCTTTTTTAACATTTGCTATTTCATACTCTAAGTCGTCTATCTTTTGTTGAAACTTTGCTACTTTATATTCCTCTTTAGTTAATTCTAAGTAATCTACTCTTGTTAGTAAATGTACTGTATTAAGTGGAAATTCAATTCCCTTTTCATCATCTATGTATAATGTAAATTCCTTTCCTAATATTTCTACATTTTCCATAAACTTACATAAATCTTTTTCCATTCTTTAATCCTCCTAAACTTTCTTTCACATTAAAATCTAATTCTTCATTGCTTAAATATATATCTGGTATCTTATTTATTTGTTTTTGTTTACGCCAATACTTTCTTTCTTCTTTGTCTTTTATTGATGCTGGATTTATCATTCTTGATTTGATTATGTTGTATAATGGTTCAGTTTCAGGAATGCTATTCAATTTCATTAAAAAATCAGTTATTCCTAATCTTAAAAACTCTTCTGATGTCATATCCTTGTATCTAGCACAATAAAATGCGTATATTTGCTCGAAGTCTTTGTCATAAGCAAAACATATTGGCGTTGTTTTACTTATCTTCTGAGGGTGTTTTACTATCCCCTTTTAAGGCATTACTAAAGCCTGCTCCAAATTCTTCAGCTTCCCCTTCAGTTAGTCCTATATCTTCCATTAACTCTTGTAATTCCATTCCTGTATTACTTTTACTAATCTCGTTGTATAAATCTAAAGAAGCCATTTCTATATATGCTCTTTCTACTTCCATTGCATTGGTATTATCGTAATAAGTTTTACCATTTTCTTTTTTCTCGATTGTTAAATCTTTCTTTGTCATTCCTTCTGATGTTAAATCTTTCATCATCTTAGTTCTTGCTTTGGCATATAATCCTTGCATTTTTCTAGTTAAATCGACATCTCTTTTGATTGTAAACTCTTTGTCTTTATAACTAAGTTTTGTTGTATCGTTGTCAATCTTCTCGAACTTATATTTCATAATTCCTCCAAAAACAAAGACACTACTATCTTTGATGTGTAGTGTCCTCTTGCTAATACTAAATTAGCATTAAAATAGTGTAATTAGCGTGCAATCATTTTAATCGTTCTTTTGTATATTTGTTGTATATGTTATAACATTGTTTTTTTGAATAACAAGTTGCTTCTGCTATCTTTTCCCATGTCATATTGCTATCTTGTCTTAATTTAATTACTTTTGCTTTTACTGGATCATATTCTTTTAATATATCTATTTCCCTGTTAATCCAGTTTATAATGAGTTCTTTTTCCCTTTTTAGTTCTTCATTAGTACCTAAAGTTAAATCGTTATCAATTTGTTTTATTCTTATGTTAGCTTCTCTTATATTCATTATCTCCTCCTATAAATAGTTTTTTCCGTATCTTTTTCTAAACTCATCAGGAGTTTTATTATAATACTCACACCATCTTTTTTCCCCTGCTATTTTCAATTCTAAATCTAATTGCTTATTATAATGTACTCCTAAATTACTTGCATTATGAAGTTCTGGCCTTAAAAATACTACTAAGCCATCTTCTATTGATTTTTTTCTATTTCTATTACCAAAGAATATCTCGTGTCTATGAGAACCTGGAAATCTTTTACTATACCAAATTGGTGGATTATCAGTCATTATGCAAAATTCTTTATTCATATTTATTTGCCTACCTTTAAAAAATCAAACTGCTAAACCATATTGCAAATTTAATACAAAACATTATAGATGCCAATATAACACATATTACAAATGTTGGAATAATAGAAGCTATGATAATAGTTAAAACAATTTCTCCAATATCTATGATATTTTCTATAATGTCTTTCATCTTTATTTCACTTCGCTTTCTAAAATATTCATTATATCTTCTGCACTATGTTTATTAACCCAACATCTATTTTCAGCTAAATCTAGATAAGAATTTTCTAAAACATATTCCTTTAATTTTTTTACTATTTCATTATTAAGTTTAGTTTGTTGCCACCTTTTTTTATCATATTCGTGTTTTTTATTTCTATTTTTATCATCATATTTCTTTTGCGCTTTTAAATGGCTTTCTCTGTTTTTCCAATATAATTCTTTTGCATTTCTTTTTTTCTTTTTGTTTAGTTTTTCTATTTCTTCGTTATATTCCATAATATCTCCTATATTATTCATATTTATTTCACTTCACTTTCTACTTTATATTCCATAGCCGAGAACTGTTCTTTTGTTACTATTGATTTAATATCTTCTTCCTTTAATTCTTCTGTTCCCCATTCATAGCAAGTACTTTCAATAATAATAAATTGTTTTTTTCTTTTATCTTTTTCTACTGTTTTTAATACATAATTTCCATTAACATAATCTCCAACCTGTACTAAATCGATAATTCTTGGACTTGATTTGATTATTATTTTATCATCTCCAAAATGTGTATCAATTTTATTTGTTGTTTCTTCTGCTATTGGATTACAAGCAAGATACATATCGCCCATTTCTAAATCAAATATATTTATTTCTCTATCTAATTCAAATATTGTTTTTTCACCATAAAGGTTTTCTTTTACATCAACTATTTTTGCTATTATTCCATTTTTAGTTCTTACATAATCTCCTACTTTCATACTCTTATTTCTCCTTTAATTCTTTTAATTTATATAAAATATATTTTGCTCTTGTTCCAAATTCACTATTTTCTCCAGTTGCCATAAAATTAGTTGCAGTTGTTCCTTTACCTGTTTTTGCACAATAACCTTGATAAATCATTAGGTGCATGATATTTTCTAATTCATCTATTATGTTTTGTAGTCTTTCTATTTCTTTGTCTTTTTCATACAATTCTTCATCATAATCATAATATTTTTCTATTAAACATAATTCTTTAGCATATTTTAAAGCGTTATTATATTCGCTTGAATACCAACCATTTTTCCATTCATGTATTGCTTTGTCGGGCGTACCTAAATATTTAAAAACAAAATCTTTTTTTAACGTATAATCTCCAAAATCTGCTTTTTCATCACTTATATTTTCAAAATCTATTATTGTGTTTTTCCATTTCCAATAATATATATTTTCTTCACTCATCTTTATCACTCCTATAAATTGTTTTCTTTCTTGTTACATATCTATATACTTTCTTTATTTCTTTGCCTTTTATTTTTTCAATTTCTTTTAATGTTTTGCCAACACAATTTCCCAACGCATAATCAGAAGTAGGTTTATCTTTAAAGACAACAAAATCATTTTCTGTATATATAATTTCTTCTTTATTCATTAAAATACTCCTTTACTATTTTATGTATTATATCGTGGGAATTTGCATTTATATCACATAATACTTCTTCATCAGGTGAAATATCTCTAGTTGTTAAGTGTTCTCTAATATAAACGTGAGTTAATTCGTGTATTAAAGTTTTTCTTTTTCTTTCTTTGGAAAGAGTTTTGTCAAGCCATACCTCTTGTGTCATAAAATGTGTTTGTCCATAGTAATAACCGTCTTTTTCATCAGTTTCCCATTTATTTAATTCTTCTTGATTAACCTCTTTTATCTCATATTCAACATTATTCATTTTAAACTTATTCATTTTCATCACCACCTGTGCTTTTAAATGTCGTAATAAACAGAATAGAAAATAAACTAATCCACCACTTATTAAAAACTATTCCTAAATATTGTATTACGAACATTACCCAAATTACTAACCTCATAATTTTCAAAACCATCAATTTTTTTCCATATTTCTTCCATATTATCTCCTTACTCAAGATAATAAAAAAGCACTTAATGACAAGTAGGTTTTATTGTCTAGATAGTCCTACCCATCATTAAATGCTCTTTTACTACCTAGACAAGTCTATTATAACATAATTATTTTAATTTGGCAAATCACTTGAATATTCTTTATTTAATTGTTCCTGAATTATTTTTATTTTCAATTTAGTTGAATTTATTGCCTCTTGATTTGCTTTATATATTGCTTCTTTACTTATTTCTTCAAATTTTAATTTCGCTATTTCTGGTTTTCCTCTTGCTATATCTCCTGCTAGTGTTATTGCATAACCTTCATTTTTTAATATCAATAATTCTTTAGCTAATGCTATACGATAATTTGTATATGCTCTAGCATAATCTTCCCCAGTTTTTCTTAATGATTTTACTGATACATTTAGATCTTTTGTTAATTCTTGTATCTCATTAAATATATCCATATTACACCTCAAACGGAATATCAGTTTCTTCTATAATTTCACTAAACTCTTGAAATACTTCATTTGGTAGTTTTTCGTCCTTTTTTTGTTTTTCATTACCCTGTATGGTCGTTTCTTGACCTTTTTTGGTAGATAGGAAAGTAATATTGTTACCTATAAATTGATAATCATAATGTTTATTTCCATCTTTATCTTCCCAGTTATTGTTTTTAATTGTTCCTGATACTGCTATCATATTTCCTTTTTTTGTATACTTTCCTACTGTTTCAGCAGTCTTACCAAAGAATGTTATTGGTAAGAAAGTTGTATCATCTTTGCTATTGTTTATTGCTACATTGACAGTTGTTACTGCTTTATTGTCTTTTGTATATCTTAAATCAGGATTTTTTGTTAATCTTCCTAATACTACATAATTATTCATATTTTATTCTCCTATCATTTAATTTTTTTCTATCATTTTATTTAACTTTTGTTGTTCTCTCCATACTTTGCTTCTTTGATTTTCAATGTCTTTATTCTTCCAATATTTTTTATATCTATCATTTGCTTCTTTTAATCTCTTTTGCGTATATTGTGTATGATAAGTATAATAACAACTTCCACCTTCTTCAATAGGATATCTATACCCATCATTTTTTCTCCATGATTTCAATTCTTTATATGATGTAAATAAATAATTTATTGCTTCGTCTGGGTGAAATACACTTAATAAAAATTCTTCCTTCATATTATTCTCCTATAAATTATTTTTTCTTTTATACTCATACCACTTTGATTTTATTGTTTCGTCGTTATCTTTATCACTTAAACCTAATAATTTTAACATTTCTTGTCTAATTAAATTGTTTACATATTTATTCATATTCGTTTCAATTCTACTTTCTATAAAATTAATCCAAGTAATATTTCTTAAATAGTCTTCAACATCTGCATCAATTTTAAATGTTATTGTATAATTATCGTTTTTATTTTTTCCATTAACTTTTTTATTATCATTATTCATATTACTTACCTACTTTCTTTTTTAATATTTCTATTGCATCTTTCATTTGTTCTAACGTCATATCTTTTGATGTTTTTACTCCATAGTAATCATAGAATTTATCTCTATCAGTTTCAGTTGTTTCTATAAGTGTATTTAATTCCATCATTGCTTTTAATATTTCTTGCCCTTCTTCTTCACTAGGTATTACTTTACCTAAAGATAATTCTATACACTTGATTATATATTCGTCTTTTGTATTTCCTAATAACCAATCTATATAATCAGGTTTTTCTTCATTAATTTCTTTTAATGTTTTACCTTTGTATTTTCCAAATGTTAGTTTATAATTGTTGGCATCTTCTTGTGTTACTTCTTGATTTCTTATTGCGTTTGCTACTTCTTCAGCACTTGCTACTGATACATCAATTCCAAATCCAGCCATTCCTAACGCACGTCCTACTGCTGATGTTTCACAGTTTTCTATGTATGATGTTTTATTTATAAAACTACTATCTTCTTTTTCATAAGCTGTTCCAGTTGCTAATAATCTATTATTGTCATATACACTTGCTTTAAATACTACCACACCATTATCGTTTGATAACATTTCAGTTAGTATTGTTCCTTGTGGATATACCATTCTAAACGCTTTTATTCTTTGATTGACTTCAGCGTAATCTTTCCCCTTAATGTCTGTTGTTTTTATTTGTTCGTTAGCTATTGCTAAATCTAAATATTCCATATATTCCTCCTACTTATTTTTCTTTCTTCTTTTTTCTCTTATACTTTCTTTTAAATCCTCGATTGTATCTTTTAAATCAGTATCCTTTCCTAACCAATATCCAAATAGAATAGATGTTGCTACTACTAATAAAATCAAAATTATAAACATTGTTAATACCATATTATTCAAACTCCTTTAATAAATTCTCTAATTCTTCCTTATCCCCTGAACTTATCTCTGAATTTGTTTCTTTATCAAACCAACTTGGTAATTCTTTTTGTTCTTTTCTAGCCCAATTTAGTATAGTTGCATAATGTGATTTGTACTTCTTTCCTTTACTTGCTATATAACTAGATAATTTTTCTATGTAAGGGAGCAAGTTAGATTTTTCTAACTTTGCGTATTCTTCTTTTGTTAGTTTTACATTTTTAAATTCTCCATAACTTTCTTTTTTATATTTTTCTTTATTATTCTCTTCTATTCTATTCTCTTCTATTCTATTCTGGCTTAGCATCGGCTTAGCATCGGCTAAGCAACCATCAATTAACTCATATTTTTCATTAATTAACTCAAGTAATTTTAGTTCATCTACATACTCGGTTTCGGTTATTCTTCTGCTATCTAACCAGTTGTTTTTATTCCAATCAGTAACTACCATTACTCCACTTGGAAATGTTATAAAAAAGTTTTTTGCAATTAAGATTTTAAAATCATCATCACTAAATCCACACATTCTTTGTAATCTTCGTGGTTGAAAAAATCCTTTATCATCAGCACTCATTCCAGCCATAAAATACAAAGCTTTAGATGAATTAGGTAAATCAGTAAACTTATCACTTTCTACTACTCGTTTATCAAACATTCTTTTTTGTGCCATTTTATCTCTCCTTTACAAAATAATCTTCTATTTCAGCGTTTGGATCAATATATTTAGTAATGCTAAATGCTACTACTTTTCTACAAGATACTTTTCTTCTTAATATGTTTGATAATGTTGGTTGTGATAGTCCAATAATTTCTCCTGCTTTTACTTGTCCATCTTTTAACTTGCTGTTTTTATCTTCTCTAAAAATATACATCATTTCACCTCCTACCCTTTACATTTATAAATATACACTATACTTTTTATAAAGTCAATATATTTTTTAATATTTTTCTATATTGTATTACTCCTTTATTTCATATGTAGAACCACAATTATTGCATACTAATATTTTGTGATTTTTTTGTACTATTTTTTGTTTCTTATGCCCAAATATTTTAAATAATATTGCTATCCAAGTAAAGAATAACCATTTTATAGGAATCCAATATATTCCCCATAATAACCACCATATTATACTGTGATGTTTATTTTTCAATTTTGTTTCACTTACTATTTGTATAGTTATATTATCACTACCACAATTATTGCATTTCATATTTACACCTCCTTTATCCAATATTTCTTATATTGTACCTTTTCGCCATATCGATTAGTAGTTTGTACCCACTCATCGTCTATATCCATCTCTAATCTTAATTGTCTAATATATTCAGATAATCTAGTACAACCTAATTCAGTAAAAGCCTCAAATGTTGTTATATAACCAAAATCTTCCATATATTTTAAAACTCTATTTTTCATTTTAATACACCTCTCATTTTATCTTTAAATTCTTCTTTTTTATTCACATATACATATTCACCACACCACTTACAAATCTTCTTGCTTTTATGTTCAAATGGATAAATAACTACCGAATGACCACATT